TATACTTAGCAAAGTTTGGATTGAAGGCGAATAGAAAGGGAAGAAAATGAGTGATATGGTTAATCATCCAAGACACTATACAAGTCACCCATCGGGTATTGAGGTTATTCAAATAACTGAGTATATGAATTTCTGCCTCGGTAATGCAATTAAGTACATTATGAGATCTGAATTAAAGGGAAAGCAGATAGAGGATTTGAAGAAGGCAATCTGGTATATCAATAGAGAAATAGATAGGCTCAATAGCATAAAGTCTTGACTATTAAATAGAAGTATGCAATAATATCAGTAACTACGAGACTAAGGTATTTTTATGCGAAAGAAGTTTAATTCAATAGATCCATTTGTACGAGAGTATGAAATAGATGTTGATGGGCATAAAATATCAAAAGATGATATTATAAAGATTAAAGGCGTTTATGGATCAGAGTTTAAGTTTATATGTCTTGTAACAAATCCAGAGACAAATGTTCAATGGATTGACTGCATAGAACTTGAGAGAAATCTATCTCGCGGTATGAGATCATTCCGTCCTGATCGTATTAAGCCAATAATAAAAAGGAAGAAACGTGTCAAAAGAACTAGACCTAGTAAAGCATCTTGATCAGGTCAATGCTGTAGCATCTGAGTATTTGAAGGGCTCTGACGCTAGTGAGATATCCCGTACCCTAGATATCCCACGGGTCAGAGTCCTTTCACTTTTAAGTGACTGGCGTCAAATGGCTGCAAGCAATCAGGCGATTCATTCAAGGGCTAGAGAGGCTCTTGCTGGAGCAGATCAACATTTTTCCAGTCTAATAAAAAAAGCCTACGAAGTCATTGATGTTGCTGATCAAAGTGGAAATATTAATGCAAAGACAAGTGCAATAAAACTTATAACAGATATAGAATCCAAAAGACTTGATATGCTTCATCGTGCTGGCCTTCTAGATAACAAGGAAATGGCAGATGAAATGGCAGTCATGGAACGCAAGCATGAAATGATTATTAATCTATTAAAAGATATCGCTGCTAACCATCCTGAAATAAGCAATAAAATTCTTCAAAGACTTTCTGAAATAAATTCATCTGAGGGAGCAGTAGTTATCGATGCTTGATTTTTCAGATCTTATTGAAGCACTAGATGATAATCCCTTTGAAGAATGGCCTGTAGATGTTATAACATTTGTGACATCTCCAGAGTACCTTGGTCAACCAGCTCTTTCAGATAATCAATATACTCTTGTAGAATGCATGAGTCAAATCTATAGATTAGATGATCTTGTTCGAATGATGGGCAAGGAAGAGGGCGAGGAACATTTTAAGAAGTATACAAAGGTAGAGATTATCATGCAGTGCGGCAAGGGTTCTGGAAAAGACCATACATCTACCATTGGATGTGCATATATTATCTATAAACTTTTATGCCTTAAAGATCCTGCACGATATTACGGTAAGCCCCCAAATGATGCGATTGACCTTATCAACATTGCTATCAATGCTGAGCAGGCAAGAAACGTATTCTTTGATAACTTTGTAAAAAAGATTCATAACTCACCATGGTTTGCTGGCAAGTACGATCCCAAGGTAAACAGTGTAAGTTTTGATAAGTCTATTACAATGTATTCTGGTCATTCAGAAAGAGAGAGTCATGAGGGACTAAACCTATTCCTCGCCATACTTGACGAAATTTCTGGTTTTGCAAGTCAGGGGTCTGCTGGAAATGAGCAGGCAAAGACTGCTGAGAATACTTATAGGGCATTCCGTGGATCAGTGGATTCACGTTTTCCAGACTTTGGCAAAGTTGTTCTTCTTTCATTCCCACGATACAAGAATGACTTTATTCAGCAAGCATATGATGGAGCTATTGCTGAGAAAGAAACAATTATTAGATCTCATAAATTTATTCTTAATCCAGAACTTCCAGAAGATGCTCAGGGAAATGCCTTTGAAGTTGAGTGGGAAGAGGATCATATTCAGTCATATAAATATCCTAAGATATTTGCACTCAAACGTCCAACATGGGAAATGAATCCCACACGATCTATTGAAGATTTTAAAATTGCCTTCTACAAGGAACCATCAGATGCTCTAATGAGATTTGCCTGTATGCCAACAAACTCAAGTGATGCATTCTTCAAGTCACGAGATAAAATTGAAAAGGCGTTGAGTATTCGTAATCCACTAGATTCTTATCGTAGATTTGATATTTCATTCAAGCCAGATCCAGAGCAAACTTATTTTGTTCATGCTGACCTTGCTCAGAGGCACGACAAATGTGCTGTCGCAATAGCACATGTAGATAAGTGGGTAACTTTGCAATCATTTGCAAACTATACGCAGATTGTACCCATTGTTATTGTAGATGCCATTGCGTGGTGGGAGCCAAGAAAAGAGGGTCCAGTAGATCTTTCTGAGGTAAAGAACTGGATTATTAATCTTAGAAGGCTAGGATTCAATCTTGATGTTGTGACATTTGACAGATGGCAAAGCTTTGATATTCAACAGGAACTAAGAAGCGTTGGAATTAAATCTGAAACATTATCTGTTGCAAAGAAACATTATGAGGATCTAGCAATGCTTTTCTATGAAGAAAGAGTAGTGGCGCCACATATTGAGATTCTTCTAGACGAATTACTTGAACTAAAGATTGTTTCACAGAATAAAGTTGACCATCCAAGAAAGAAATCGAAGGACTTAGCGGATGCTATGTGTGGTGCAGTATACAATGCCATATCAAGAAGCAGAAAAGATTCAAATGAGGAAATAGAAATTCATACATGGGATATGGTTAAGTCATATAATATTAAAGAAGAAGCAGAGGCAAAGAGAGAAATTCCAGATGATATCAGGGACTTCCTTGCTAATGCAAAGATTATATAATGATATAATTTTATTATCACACTTTTAAGGAGACACAAATGCCACCTGGTATGGGCCGTTACACAATTGGCGGCAGAGGAACACATGGATGTAAAGGATATCCAGTTGTAGGAGGAGAAGGCAAGGTACATGGATGCCACTCAACAAGGGGTGCGGCAATGCGTCAGCAGGCAGCTATTTATGCCTCACAAAATCAGGCTTCGAAGGCACAAGAGATTCTTAATGTCTTAGAGATGCATCAAAATTTTGAAAAGTCATGGACCATTTCTGACAATGGCAATGACAACGGATATGCAGTCATTGATATCGATGGACTGGTAGTTGGAAATTTTGATAATCGATATGATGCAGAGACAATTGTCAATGTTCATAATTCAGTAATAGAAGAAGATCTAATAGCAGCAAAATCAATGGGTCTAGCAAAGCAACAGCTTTGGACAAATAGCCCACTTTCTTTTAGGAAAATATAGTGGCTGATGAAATGTTTAGCCCTACATCAGGAATGAGGGCTGCTGCTAGAAGAGCACTACGATGGAAAGAAGAGGGAAAAGCTACTGGCGCTGGAACTCCTGTAGGATGGGGTAGAGCAACAGATCTAGCCGCTGGAAGAGAATTATCTTTATCAGTTGTTAGAAGAATGTATTCCTTCTTTTCAAGACACGAAGTAGACAAAAAGGGAAAAGATTTTTACAATACAAGTAATCCATCAAACGGAAGAATAATGTGGGATGCATGGGGTGGGGATGCTGGATTCTCTTGGTCACGTTCTATTGTTAATAGATATGCAAAGAAAGATATATGGGTAAATAGTCCATTATCTTTTACAAAAAGTTTGACAGATGAATAGCATCCATATATAATAAGGAGTTGTGATGGATGAAAATGATAGAGATAGCCTACAGGCTCTGGTTGAGTATTATCGGAATAAGTCAAATCGGATTGAGCATGAGTTTTTACTATATCAACTCAGGTCTGAATCAATTATTAAAGGACTTAGAGAACAAATCGGAATGGGAACAAATACAGACGGAAGTTCATGATATTCCAGTAATGCTTAGTGATGAAAATATGTCACAATTACAACAACTAAGAAAAAATAGTATTATCAGAGTAGCAGTTGTTGATAATAAAGCATACTGGGTTCATAATAATACTTTCTATGAAAGCGATATTGTGGATGGCTGTATTGATAATGATGCAGCAAGACCAATAGACGCTATAAAATTATCATCTAATGAGATAGATGATCTATTAGAGATTCTTGATAACATCAAGAAGTAATCTTAATAATCAGATGAAAAGATTGGAACGACAATGATTATTGCTGTTGAAGGAACAAAAGAATTTAAAGATTACAATACGTTCATGCGTGCTATGGGCGTTGCATTGTCAACTTTAAAAAACGGTAGTGCTATTGAGGTGTGGTCTGCTGGACCACATAATATCAATAACTTTACTGCTGCATTTTGTAATTCATCAGAAAATTATCTTAAGCAAAAAGGTTTTCGAATTTCTTTCAAGAAGTTACCTGCTAGGTATATTGAAGAGAATATGGGTCATGTAAACTTTTTTGCCTTCCTTGGTAATAAGAAAGATGCTAATTCTAAGCTTCTTGCTGCAGCAGAGCTTACTGGTATAGAAACTGGTGTATTCAAATTCTGAGCAAAAAGGACTTGAATTTTCTTAATGTAGCAAGAATGATTGCTGAATTGTCTGAGGAAAAAAAGATGCATGGTGCCGTTGTCGTTAAAAGTGGTAGAGTCGTAGGTACTGGATTTAATAAATTCAGGAATCATCCTACGATTATTGAACCAGATAAGATAAAGGTTCATTGCTCTCGTCATGCAGAACAGGTTGCAATAAAGCAGGCTGGTAAACATGCAAGGGGAGCAATTCTTTATGTTGCTAGGGTAAATAAGCAGGGCTTTGATCGTAATAGTCAGCCGTGTATTTTCTGTGCATCAATCATTGAAAAGTCTGGAATTAAGAAAGTTATCTACACAGTGGAGGAAGAATGTCACTGAATGAATGGTCACTTCTATACTTTGGAGTGACAGCACTATATTTTATAGTACTTTATATTTCATTATTTACAAGGTTAAGTGTTACAAAAATTTTCCTTTCAATACTTGCTTTTATGGCACAACTTGGTGTAACATTAGCATACGGATTATCAACGAATCAGATAGGATTCTCGTTGCTATTCCTATTTCAATTAATTATAGTAACATTAATGTTCATCCAGTATGGAAGGGCTCAAAATGCAAATAAGCAGCCTTGAGGTAGCAAACCAAGTTGTAAATAAAAACCCTGATCTTGATTGGAACGGGTGGGAAATCGTTCATGACGTACAGGACGATTCTGCTGAGTACAGCACTGAGGGAATATTCAAGCGAGTAACGGGTAAATGGTATCGGAGGATCTCGTACCCGTTTATTGAAGGTACTGGATGGGACATTCCAAGTACCCTGATTAGGGTTTGAAGGCAAATTGGACTAAAGACTCTTCTTGTATAAATATGGATACAAACATGTTTTTTGATAAATACGAAGAGTCAAATCAAATAAAAATAGCGGTAGACAAGATATGTTCAGAATGTCCTGTCAGAAGGCAATGCCTAGCAGTAGGTGTCTCTCGTCAGGAGTGGGGAGTATGGGGAGGAATATATCTAGAAAAAGGAAAGATATCCAAGGATATGAACTCTCATAAAAAGCAAGATGAGTTCTTCGATCTTTGGCTGTCATTAACCATGGAGGTTTCATGATATATACTCCAAGAATGCGTGAGGATGTTCGTTCTGTTAAGATTCCTAACGACTTCAAAATAGACGTAGTAGAATACGATCTTGAACCAAAGTTCATTGCCATCAGATTCTATGAAAGTCAATGGAGACACTTCAGTGAAAATGAAAGAATGAAGTGTATAATGTACCTTGATAAAATCAAAATGATTTTAGAAGGGTATGGAGTGCTAGTAACACTAGAACCAGTATCAGATATAGAGAATATGTAAAGGATAAATAGATGAGTACGATTACTGTAATTGGAAATCTTGTTTCAGATCCAGAAGGTCGGACTGCAGCAGGACATAAGTTAGCACGACTTCGCGTTGCAACGAACGAGCGTATCAAGGATGCGAATGGAAGTTGGAAGGACGGAGATACGACATATGTTGACGTAACATGTTGGCGTAAACTTGCTGAGGGTGCTATGACACTCAAGCGTGGTCAGCGTGTTATTGTTCATGGTAAGCTAAAGGGCCGCTCATTCACTCGCAATGACGGTACAAATGGTTATGCATACGAGATTGAGGCATCAGATGTAGGTGCTTCTATATGGAAGCGTGCAAACGATTCCGAAGATAAGGCGTTGCCTGATCTTGATAACCCTTGGTAAATATGATAGTATGAATGCCACAGGCTTTAGCCTGTGGCCTTCATATTTTAAGGAGAAGAATGGAAACCGTAGATAAAGACGAAGCTGATCGTTTAGAGCGTGATCTATCAAGTGCTATTTCAAAGTTTAGACAGGGTATTGGTGGTAAGGCAGCTATTGGATATGAAAAGCAATACGGTATAGCGTATCAGAATCTTGTCAAGGCTGGACTAAGGCATCAAATCAAGGCAAAATACAGGGCATTTTGATATAATTTGCTTGTGTCAACAATAATTGTCGGTGGTAATGGATATATCGGATCTAGAATACGTCAGGATATAAATGCAGACGTTATAGATATTGGATGGTATGATTCAAAAAGGTGGATGGGTTTCGATATAAAGAATTACGATAATATAATTCTTCTTGCTGGACATTCGTCTATGTGGATGTGTGAAAATGATCCACGATTCAGTTGGGAGAATAACGTAAATCTATTTCATAGAATTACATCATCATTACGTCAGGATCAAACCTTGATATATGCATCAAGCGCTTCAGTTTATGGAAGCATAATAGATGCTAAGGAGGATATGCCACTTGCTACTCCTGTTTGTCATTATGATATGCAAAAGCAAACTCTTGATATCATCACATCACAGGCAATAGCAAATGGCAAGAATATTGTTGGATTAAGATTTGGCACGGTAAATGGAATATCTCCACATACTCGTACTGATCTTATGATAAATTCAATGGTCTATGATGCGCTAACTAAATCAGTTATAAATGTATCAAATCCTAATAAGCATCGTGCCCTATTGTTTATTGATGATCTATCAAATGCCATGCAGATGATTCTTAATAATCCAGTTGCTGGTATTTATAATCTATCGTCAATAAATACAACAGTAAGAGAAATTGCTGCATCAGTTGCTTTCTCAATGTCAACTCCAGTGAAGACTAATGATGAGTCCAATAATCCATACTCATTTACAATGGACTGCTCAAAATTTATTGAAACATATGGTCACTATAGAAAAACAAAACTAACTGATGTTATCAATGGATTAAGAAATAATATATTAAAGGTAAGGACAACAAGACGTGACTACATTTCAAAACCTTAATAGGTGCGTTGCATGTGGTGGATTTAACCTATCACTTGTTATTGATTTAGAAGATCAACCACTTGCTAATGATTTTTCTAGATGCCCACGGTATACAAGTATAGAAAAATATCCACTTGCATTAAATAGATGTGATAGTTGTGGTCACCTTCAGCTAACAGTAAGTGTCGATAGATCATCAATTTTCAATAACTATATTTACAGATCTGGCACAAGCAATACACTAAAACAATACTCAGATTGGTTTGCAAAGAAGATAACAGATCGTCATGGAGTAGGAAGAATTCTTGATATTGCATGTAACGATGGAACTCAACTTGACTCATTTAATAAGCTCGGTTGGGAAACATATGGAGTAGATCCAGCACAGAATATTTCTGAATACAATAAGCATGAGCATAGAGTTGCATTCTTTGATGAGAAGTGCTTGGATCTTGGAAGATTTGACGTAATAATTGCTCAAAATGTTCTTGCTCATACAGATGATCCACAAAAGATACTAGAGGTTGCTGGAATGATGTCAGACAATATTTATATACAAACATCACAGGCAAAGATGATTGATCGTGGGGAGTTTGATACTATCTATCATGAGCACATTTCATTCTTTTCTCCATCATCAATGGCAGCACTCGCAAATGCCTCTGGCCTTGGGCTCAAGGACTTTGAGATAGTTCCCATTCACGGAGACTCATTTCTTTTTTATATAAGCAGCGGATTTAATAATACTGAAACTTATACATGGTCGAAAGAAGAAACAGATCTATTTGCAGAAAAGGCAAAGAGAATCGTGCTAGATCTT